CCTGCATCCGTGATCGTGATATAACCAGTCTGAGTGATAACGCTAGATGTGTACGTACCGAACTGGAGCGTTCCTGTACCTTTTGGAGTGAGACGGAGATTAATGTTCGTATCACTGCCTTCCGCAGAAACCACTGGTGATCCCCCGGTGGCCGCGCCAGTGACGGCCACGTAGTTAACGGCGCTTGCTGTGGAGTTAACTACGAATTGCATGAGAGTATCATTGGAAGCTGTACAGAATCGAATGCTTCCAGTTTCACAATTTATTCCTAAGTTAGACGACCCCACTACACCTATTTTTTGGATATTAGAAGTTGTGTTTGCTGAAAATAATATATATTGGAGACGACTCGCTACCGGATTGATTCTGACCTGTTCGAAACCCGACGCGCCGCCCAAAAGAGTTGACCCAGTACTTCTAAGCGTTGTGAATGCGCCCGTGGATTGTGTGGTGGCCCCTACACTACCATTGATATCGATCGAAGCAGTGCCAGTTAAGTTAGTGACTGTTCCACTTGATGGGGTGCCCAAAGCACCGCCAACAGAATATTTACCATTAAAAGTGTTCCAATCGGCGCTAGTTAAGTACCCACTCACTGAGCCAGTGGCTGCAGCCATTGAAATCGCGGGAGTAGCACCGCCGGATGACACGACAGGTGCTGTACCTGTGACTGATGTGACTGTTCCGGTCCCATACCCAGCAGGGTTTGACGCAGGGTATGCACCCAAATTTGTCAAAGCACCACTTGCGCTCGTCGCGCCTGTACCACCTTGAGCGACCTCAACGACTCCACCTAAACTATGTGTGGCATTCCAAGCTGCAGCGCCAGTCGCGCTAAATGTACCATCGGCAGGAGTTGTATGAGTAATCGATAGCGTCATGATAAAAATTTAAGTCGGTATAAAGTTGATAGATATAAAGCAACGATTTCGTCGATCATATTATGGAGAGCAGTGTCTTTACGATCTACTACATCATACCGCACCGATTCGATTTCGTCAAGTTGGCTTTGTAGGAATTCGATCACATTACTAGTTTTTTTCGCGCTTTGAAGCGTAATGGGACCGATCATACCATGACGACCTTGATACGCTTCTGCGAAACTGTCCGTTAATGGCATGATACCTTCATAAAACTGATTCAAAGCCATGTGCTTTGAATAACTACGAGTATTCAGATGCACCGAATGCGTTATATCGCGCGCTAAAAAGAACAACCCTATAAATTCACACGGTTTCATCCCTGTGCCCCCTGTTGCATCAATTCAGGATATTCGAGCGCGTTTGGGGCGTTTCCAGTTTCGTTAGGGTCACCGACTTTCAGATCATTTACGTCAGGCATGCCTCCAGCCACAACGTCCCCGACGTCCATGGCAGCGTGAAGCGTACCAAGCACTATGTCTTGAATTTGTTCAGGCGTCATAGACTCGGCCAACGCCGAAATGCGCTTCGTCTCAGCATCGAATGCTTTGATTCTAGCTTCGAAATCTTTACGCACTTGCTCTTGTACTTCGATTGATTTACTGGCATTCACAAGCATCTGGTGCATGTTTTCCATTTCTTGTGCCATTTGCTCAATCTGCTGCTGGGCCGCTTGCAACGCCGGGTTGTCTTCTTCCCCGCCAAGCAGTTTCGGGTCAATGGTTTTGGCAAAACGTTTCGCTAATTCTTGGGCGCCCGGCCAATCCATGTTCTTGACAAACAAGTCACCAGCCACAGCCCATAGCTCTTTATTGCCTTGAAGCAGTTGGGCCATAGCTTCCAACGCTTCTTGCCGCTTGGTGGCATATCCAGGACCGGTTACAACACGAACATCGTATTTACCGACTGACGGGTTGTAAATTTTACCGATCACGATACCTTGCTGATCAGTGATTTTTTTGACTGGAGCGTCTTGTTCAGGATCGATTTTCACATGGTCTGGCTCACCATCCTCACCAATGATCCGAGCAATCCGCTCAGTGTCGTAAATTTTTGGAATTAGATCCACTAATTGACGAGTAACATAGCGAACAGCACGAGCCAAATTATCCACATAATGGTAGGTCCCTACATCTGCTTCTTTTTGACGAGCAAGAATCGCTTTACCTGAACGCTCATTCGATACCATACCGAGGCTGGCATCAAATTGACCAGTGGTAGCTTTGATATCCTCTGACGCACCCATTTTAGCCTGGATGAGGCCCTGCTGCGCCATCGGAGGCATTGCGCGTTGCGGGAGAGGTAACACACTGCCTTGACCGTCTGTAACATCCGGGTTGACTTCAAGATAAGGCCAATTCTGGGTGTTGGCCGTTTTCCATTGAGTTTCATACCCTTCAAATTGACCCCCATACCCGATGAATGGAGCTTTCGGGGCCAACGCCAACATTTCTGCCTCTTGACTGGTCCAATAATTGTACATGCGTTGGGCGTCTTTTGAATTTCGCACCAGACCACTAACGTACACCTTACCTTCGACTTCGAATTCATTGCCGACTACACGAACCACCGGAATATAACGCCCAGCCCATTCGGTTTCTTCTAAGATATCGTAACCATTGGTCTTGCACCATTTCACAATTTTCCGATCGGCGCGGCGGGTTTTCTTAGGATTGCCGTGCATTTCGCGCAACATTTTGTCTTGCGGCGTGCCTTCAAAAGCAGTCACATTACCCGGGTACATATTCAAGTTAACCGTGTCGTGATCGATATAATAATACTCGGCGATCCGAACAGTATCATCATTTAACCACTGAGAGATGGACTGGTCACCGACACCCAGTGACATTAAAGTAGATAAAGGAGTAGCATTCGGCCATATCCGTTCATAATCCTCTTTAAGGATATCTTCGGTTATAAAACACCACTTAGCGTCTGCCCCGCACGGATCTTGGATCGTAGGGTCCATATATACTGAAAAACTGTTGCGGACGCGCCCAATTTTAATGTCTTGCTCAAACGTATTGGCATCACAATACTCGGTAAGGATTCGGATGTACCCTTCACCATAAGTGACTTGATTTTCACATGCGGTATCGTACGCTACATCAGCATCAGAAATATACTCGATATGGCGTACGATACCATCAAATATCTCAGCCATCTCGATATCAGCATTGTCATCCGCTGGGATCACTTTGCCACTCGGACGATTCTGACGCTGATCATTAGTAACAGAACGAATGTGCTGAGGTAATTTGTTGATCGTCAGGCATGGCCGAGCGTTGATCGTCTGTCCCTGGACCGACCCACGAGTCGCTAAAACATCCGCAGGCCATTGCCAATGATTGTCTGGAGACCCAGCAAAAAACCGCAAATCGTCTAGTTCATCTTCACGAGATTCCGAATACGCCGCAATGGCTTGCTGAAGTCGGGACCTGACTGTAGCTAGCAATTCTTGGGTTTTCTGAGACTGTTTAGCCATATCAAGCCCCCATCCAAGAAGTGGTCATGACTTTAGGCCCGTATGAATGAATATTTCGAAGCTTTTCTGAAAACTCCCGATGAGCCACTGGAAACGCAAAAGTAACACAAAGGGCGTCAGCAGCATCCGGAGACGCTAACCCACGAGCTTTCATTTCTTTTTTACCTTCTAGATAAATAGTTCCAGCACTGTTCGGCTTTTTCGTGGGTCCGATCAAATCAACTTTTAACTGCCGATCATTAAGAACAGATGCAGTTTTGAGCCATTCACGCATGGCCCCCCACATTTCAGCGCGTTTGTTACCCCACACGACAGGTGATTTAGCTTTCCAGCCAAAATTCACACCCCGCACTTTATACCTTTGTTCATTTAGGCGGTCCAATATGCCATACCCTAAACCGCCTTCATCTATTACTGTAAGTGCGGGACTGTATTTTTCAATGGCCTCAATCACGTGCCCAACAGTAGCCATAGTGTCATCGCCCCGATAACGATGCAAAGCAATGAGGTCCCGCCCCTGCCGAACTGCGATCACAGTGCTGTCTGCACCCCCGCGAGCAGGATCTACCCCGATCACGATAGGAGCTGTTTCATCTTTGTACCGAGGACGTTTAAATGCATCCTCCACTAGCATCGGAGTGATGAATTGGTCTTCTCCCGCCACAGGGAATTCACCGTAGACTTCGACCCGTGCTTGACTTGAATCTTCACCGTATTCCGCGATGATTTGTTCATAAATGGACGTGTCTGTGCCTTCAACTGTCCGAGCGTCGATCTGCAACCCGTCCCAAAAATCCCGCTTCCCATGGAAAGTTTCAAAAAAATACCCAGTATTACGCCGAGGATTAGAGAAAGCAAACCAATACCGATCCGGGATATTTTCCGTGAAAAACCCAGCGGCCACAGACCAAATACTGTCAGGGATACCGGATGCTTCATCGAACACCACCATCATGCCATCATGATTGTGAACACCCGCGTACGCGTCTGGATTTTCTTCCGACCAAAGCTTGCCTTCGGCGGCCCAATAACGAGTACCTTTTTTCAAGTCGCGTTCAACCAACTCGGCAAGCCAGGGCTGTGGTAACAATTTCGTTGCCGACGGTTCCCACCAATGTGAGTTAATTGCCATCGCTACCCATTTGGTTAACTCACCCCAAGTAACTGAACGCAATTGATTTTCACTGTTCGCCGATATGATTGCTGTTGACCCGATGCGCGTAGTGAGCATCCATATGATCAACCATGATACTAGTGCTGATTTACCGATCCCGCGTCCAGAAGCCACCGCCTGACGCAAAGCATCCATGTCGGTTTTGCCTTTATTACTCGCCACATGGTCACGTATTTTACGCAAAATTTTGCGCTGCCATTCACGCGGCCCCTTGAAATTAGCGAGTGGGGTATTAGCTTGCCCCCACGGGAACACAAATAGTACGAATTTTTCAGGGTCGTTCGCCAACGTGGGCGCCCACAGCCGAGTCATCAACAGCTGCTCTTCTTCTGGCGTATATTTGAGCTTTTGCATTAGTTTTGCCGTGGCGTGACGTCGATCACATCCGCCTCCACTAAACGTGAATTAGCCGCCGCTAACGCTTCAGTGATAGATACCGTACCGCCCACTTCGATTTTATTGACATAATACCCGGCGACCTTACCCCGCGCCTCTTCTGCATTTAAAGCAACTTTCAAAGACCCGACCATTTTAGCCATATCCCGAATATTCGCTAACTCGATCAAATGAGACTCCATTGTGATTAAATGGGCATCAAGGATGACTCCATTTAACTCTTTAACGCGGGCAGATACCTCAGGACGGGCAAGAAGAGCTTTTGCTTTTCCAGTCGCTTGAGGGTGTTCCCCAAACACGGAAACGTACGCTTGACGTAAATTCCCGCCCCACTCGATAACGGCTAAAGCAAAATTATCTTCATCCGTGGTAAGCGTTCGCGCTAATTCAACAGTGGCCCCTGAAAGAGAATCACAATGAGTACCCGCATACATGCGCGGATTATACCACGAACACGGCCCGAAAAGAATGTAGCGAAAACCATGGATCATGATTGATACCCCAAATTTTCCGAAATATAAAAGAAAGAAACAACCACCTCCGGTTCCGGTTCGCGACGCGCGTCGGCCCCGCCCCCCATACCCCCCCTCCCCGGGTAGCTGCCCCCCGGGCCCCCCATGCCCCCCATACCCCCCCTGACCTACCCCCCAGGCACCCCCCCCCAAACCGTACCGACCGACCAGAACCGACGCCCGCACCATGCAGCGATGCCCTGCGGTGCGGCGATGCCCCTCCACGTGCGTGCCCCCCTCCACCACCCCTCCACCCCCTCGACCCCATCACCCCGTCCACACCGTCCACACCGTCCACACCCCGCCCCCCGCTACCCACCGCCACCTCATCTAGAAAAAAAGGTGGAGGGGTGGTGGAGGGGGTGGCCCGCCCGACGGGGGCGGTGCGTGGAGGGGTCGCACGGAGGGGATCGGAGCGGGTGAAAGGAGGGGTATGCAATCTAGCAAGACTCGTGCCAGGCATATGGCCTAAAAGCGCCTGGAGGGGTAGGGGGTACTCCACCCGGCGCTCTACCTATCCCCTCCACCCAACGCCCAGCTTCAGCGCCCGCCCCCGCCCATGCGACAACCACCCGCTGTGCTGATAGTCCCCGGCTATCGACCAAACGATCGTCATTAAAAAGAACATATTGACAGGCGCGCGGCAGCATGGTGTAATACATGGTGAGACGGGCGGATGGGCTGCCCGTCTCGTGATAGAGCATAGGAGAAACGAAATGGCTGCGGTAACTACGCTAAACGAAATACGCAAATGTCTAAAATACCCAGACGCTGCGGACAAGCGCATGCTGCGTAAACTAAAAAATGGCCGCAGCGGCGATGAGCCGCTGCCGATCGTAACGATCGTGGAAAATCACGGGGTAGAAAACGCGCTGCGGTGCATGAAAGCTGTGAAGGGGTACGACAAAATACTGAGACAATTCCCCGTGGCATGCGCCCGGGACGTGCAGCACATGATGACAAGTGATCAAAGCATAAACGCTCTAAATGTAGCTGACCTGTATGCGAAGGGGGAAAAAACAGACAGAGAACTGGGCGATGCAGAACAAGCCGCGTGGGCCGTGTGGATCAGCGCGCTAGACGCTGGAGATGATATCGCTGCGACCCGAGCGGCTGAAGCGGCGATGAGGGCGTGCAGCAGCGATGCAGTGTACGCCGCAATAGATACGTTCCGAGCTGCCGGATCAGCCCGAGTGCGCGCCGCCGAAACATCGTGCTGGACAAAAGAAGGCGCGGTAGCAAGAGAAAAGTATGCTAGCATGCTGTGTGCCCTGCTCGCCTGAAAAGCATAAACCATAGGAGAAACGACATGAAAAACGATGAAAAACGGCGCGCAGCGCTAGCAGCGGCTGTGAACGCATACGTGAACGGACTATGCGATAACGAAGCCGACATCGACTTCGAAGATGTGCTGGTCAGGCAGGGCGTCGTGCGGCCTGACGACGAAGTCGATGATATATGTGTGCTTGTAAACCCTGACAACGACACCATATTCGGTATCCAAGCAACGGTGGTCAACGAAAGCGGCAGGTACACCGCAGTCTTTATCGACGTGAATGGCCGCGTCACGCTAGGAAACGTTTAACGACGCACGCCTGTTTCACGTGAAACAAAAGCGACCCAAAACCCCAAAAACACGGCCCAGGTCTAGGCTATCTTGACCGTCAAACCAAGCGGCTGCGCCGCTTGGGCCGTCGTAATAACCCGCATAGGAGAAACAAAATGGCAACCGCCCGTAAACCTGTAAAAGCCCTGAACAAAAGCGCGGATGTGATCAAAGCACAGGCCGCTGCTGAAAAAGCTCGCAAAGCCGCAAGCAAAAAAGCGCTTCGCGAAGCCACAAAAACGAGGCAACCCGACAAGACCACCGTGCCCACCTTGGCTGAGCCTCCTGCCCGCTTCGACCACCGTGCTGAAGACGCGGCGAATGCTTTAAAAACCGCCGCCGCAGACGCCAAAGCAACCGGGATCACGCTCCAAGCAATGCTCGAAGCCATGGGCATTGACGCCCATGGCTACCCCATCGCCGTACCCGACAAAGCCCGGCCCAAGTACAGCGGTCCCATGCTGGCTCTTCGCGCTGCGGCCAAGGGATATGCAACCCCTGCGAACGGAAACGCGTGCTGCGGCGATCCCCTTGCGGCGGTGTGCGGCGATTTCGAGCGTAAAACCGTGGTCGCGGGCCTGCTTGATGCACTGGGCCTAAAGGCTAACCCTTATGCGCATCTCAACCCGGGCCAACAGTCGATGAACCTGCGAAACAAAACCCGCGCGGCTCTGTCCGACGGGCGCGTCACTATGGCGCAGATCAAAGCGGCTTTGAATACAGCCAGCAAAGGTCTGGCGCAACCCGATCTGAAAAGGGGTTGACAGCGCCCCGCTCACGTACTATAATAAAACCTCAATAGTCCACATAGGAGTAACAAAATGGATAGTAGCCCCCCTGAGCTCGAACTGCAATGCCCGAGCTGCAATGCCCAAGCTGAAAGCGACCAGCTCGCAGCCCGATTCGAGTGCTGGAACCAGCGAACGCTTGCCCGCTTCGCCGCTGATGTTTACATCGAGCACAACAGGCTTAAGGGCATGCATGCAGCCGTGCTCAAAATACTGACCCCTTGACCGCCCGATCCCAGCGGGCTGCAGAACTGCTGGCGTCTGCAATTCGCATACTAAAATCACCGCCAGCGCCTTTTTACTTAAGCTTTAGGAGTATTGAAATGGCAAAATTGAACCCTGAAAACCCCGCAGTCAAAAAGCGCGTAGGACGCCCCCCCAAACAAACCCGACCTACGGTACCTAATCCTGAAATCGCTGATAGTACCACCCAAGAAAATAGCTGCGGCAATGGCGGCTTTTCTATATTCAACCAGTCACCTATAAAGGACTCCTTCATGTCAGAAAAAGACTCTACCCCCAAGCGGGATATGGCAACCGTAAAAGCGCAAGCCGCTGCCCGCCGCGAAACGGCTGAACTCGCCAGGGCAGAACGCATTGCAGAACGCCAGCGCGTAAAAGATGCTCGTGACGCTGAAACAATCACCCGAAAACTTGCCCGCGCCGAAGCCTCTGCCCTTAAATCTCAGACCCGTGAGGCGGCCCGTCAAGCCGCGCTCGAAGCAGGAGGCAAGTACAGCGGCCCTATGCTCGGGTTGCGCGAAGCCAAAAAACGGTACGTGCGGGCTGCGAATGGCCGTCTACGTTCCACCGATCCGCTAGCAGAAGCGCTTGACGCCGTCGAACCCGACAGCGTGGTCTATATCGCCAAAACGGTTCTTGGGCTGGACAGCAGCCCCTATGCCCACCTGAACATGGGGCAGCAGTCGATGAACCTGCGCAACCGCGTGAGAACCGCCATCAAGTCAAGCGCCATCACTATCGAAGACGTGATCCGAGTTCGTGATGACAACGGACTAAAAATCTCGGAAGACATACTAGCGGCGCGCGAACAGCGTCGCGCTGCCGCTTCAGCCCGTAAAAGCGCTGCCGCTTCAGCCCGTAAAAGCGCTGCCGCTTAAAACTGCGGTGGACTGGCCCACCTAAGGAGCCAGTCCACAGTCTGCCCGACAATTGAAGCTCGATAAACACTGTATAGTCCCAATGTTTATCACTGGCAGCTGTATTAAAGCTTTGCCCGAGTTGAATGGGGCGATGATCAGTGTGAGTAAAGACCGTTTCGCCGACCTCACACTGAAGGATGTAAATATTCAAAAAAGCAGTTTACAGGGCGGAATTGAATGGACAGACTACTAGCCGCTACGCGGTGAAGCACCGAAAATCAACCCAAGGAAACAGAAATGAATAGTCAAAATGTACTGAAACCCGTCAAGCCCGTAATCAAACACTGTGCCACAGACAAAGTTTTATATGAGGGCGATCCGGGCATGACACTCCGGCGATTACTTGAAAAAGAAATCGCCGTCAGCGCGAACCTAAGCGGCGTGGATCTGCGCGGCGTGGATCTGCGCGGCGCGGATTTAGGTGGCGCGAATCTGTACGGCGCGGGTTTAGGCGGCGCGAACCTGAGCGACGCGGATTTAGGCGGCGCGGGTTTAGGCGGCGCGGATCTGCGCGGCGCGGATCTAAGCGGCGCGAACTTGGTCGGCGCGTATTTAGGCGGCGCGAACCTGTGCTGCGTAAACCTGTATGGTGCGAATCTGCGAGGCGCGAACCTGGTCGGCGCGAACCTGGTCAACGCGAACCTGCAAAACGCAAACCTGCGAAACGCGATCCTGCGAGGCGCGAACCTGGACGGCGCGAACCTGGACAGCGCGAACCTGGCCGCTACGCGGTGAAGCACCGAAAATCAACCCAAGGAAACAGAAATGAATAGCCAGAAAAACGATGAAAATGAGATGAATAATCAACACTGTTTAGAGTTAGCTGAGATGTTACTAAAGGTAGTGGACATGCTAAATGAGCTAAATACTGCTTATGGTTTTGTCCCCATCACTGAATTGGCCGATCAGGCCTTATCTCTTATAGTTAGAATCAATGAGGAAAGAAAGCCTTGGCGGGTCAACAAATGAGCAGCATTTTAGATATCGACAGTCAAAATTTGCTTGTGAATGGCATACTTCACGAAGCCGATATGATAAAAAGACATGTGTATATTACGCTAGAGGAGTGCGCTAAGCCTAGTGTTATTTACAGACCCGACTTAACGTTTGACGGGTCTATGTGGTGCGCCATCTACGGGCGAAACTTACAAAATGGAGTAGCAGGGTTCGGCGTTAGTCCAGAAGAAGCTATGTGGGATTTTAATATTCAATGGTATAAAAAGAGTAGTAAATAGGAGCTAAAATGAACGATCGTGAGTGGCACTCTGGCCCGCCGCCGCACATTGGCTGGTGGAATGCGTCGATTACTCGTCATCAATGCCATTGGAGGTGGTGGGATGGAAAAGTCTGGAGTTTGCCGATTGACCCCCGGTTCTCGCGCATAGAAGCCGGGCGCTACGCCGCGCAAATAAGTAACCTACAACATGGCATTTTTTGGACAGACTACTGGCCGGAAAATGCGAGAGTACCAAGAATAAATCCAGGAACGGATAACCGCGAATGGCGCACGGGGCCACCACCATATCCTGGGTGGTGGAATGCTTCCGCCGTTAAAAATCCCAACATGCTGCGATGGTGGGATGGGGAGGTCTGGAGCGAGGCAATTCGCGATACTCCGTCCCCGGCAACGCCCGAGTATTTTGCGTCTGTCGTAAGCTGTTTGCAACACTACGTCAAATGGACTTACCGTTGGCCAAAAAACGCCAGGGTTCCGAGAATAAAATCATGAAGCATGTTAAACAAATCCTAACTTTTGTCGTGATAATTCACGAGGTTTTTTCTCTTACGCGATCCGTTAGTTCATACATTTGGAGATTGATAAAATGAATGATATTTTTACCGAGAACATTAAGGTTTGGCTCAACCCATGGAAAAGCCCAAGCAACAGCGATCCGTGCGAATTAGAAGAGATAAAAAAGTTGATTGCCAAAGGCAGTACAAAACAAGCGTTAGAGCGACTGTCTTTTTCCAGTGTGGGAATGGACGCTGCAGGGTGGCACAAAGTCGGCACAGCTGTAATCACTGTTGCTCTTCATAGAGACAACGACGATGTGGAGCCCGAAGAGTTGAAGCACTCATGGGATGCCGCAGACCGTCTGGCCCATAAAATCGCTTATGATCATGCGAGATTCACAGTAGAAACCACAGCGGTAGATATCATGCACCTTACGCCCGATGATATCGGAGAAAAACCCATGCCGATGTTCAATATCAGCGGATTGGCCAAGGAAGTGTACTTAGACCCTGATTGGGTGCTTCGCAGGACACGTGAGCTAAAACGCGCTGTTGCGTACCTAGACGAAATAGGCCAGTTACGCCGCCCGTTGCACGGGCGTGACCATATTGTATGTTTCATGCCCACACCGAAGTGGGCAGATGCGGGCGACGTATGAATAACGATATAGTCGTCACATACGATAGCAAAACCCGGCGGCTTATCGTATCTACGCCGTTTCATCTGGGGGATGCCATGCGGGGGTTTCCTTCGCGCCGGTTCGACCCCAGAATCAAAGCGTGGCGCTTACCGCTCGTTAAGTCTAACATCATTCACTTAAAGAAAGCCGAAGAAATTTATGCGTTCAAATACCATCCCGAAGCTGTCGATGCGATTGCGAATTACGCAAAGATTATGGCCGCTCCTAAGACAGTCCCATTTCCGGTTAACGCATACGATTTTACGAGATCCGCAGCCGGTTTTCTTCCGATGGAGCATCAGATACGGATGCTTGGTTTATCGTGGAAAAAACCCGCTTCTGCATGGTTTGCAAAAATGGGCACAGGAAAAACGTTTACGGCTATCCATCTTGCGATGGCCTACTGGATGGCGGGCGAAATTGATGCAGTGGTCATCATCTGTCCGTCAACGCTTCGTCGTACGTGGGCCAAAGAATTCGCTAAATACGCCACCGAACCCTATGACTTCTATATCCACGAAACCAATGCCAAACCCTACCAGAGATTTTGCGAACTTCGACCGACCGACACCCTTCAGGCCCTCGCCGTATCGGTGGAGGGGCTCGGCATATCGACGAAATCTTACGATAGCGTCTGCGCCTTCTACGGCAGCGGGCGTCGAATATTCACAATATGTGATGAATCTTCACGAATAAAGAACCCGGATGCCAGAAGAACCCAACGAACCATCCAACTTGGATCGGCATCAAAATATCGGCTTATTCTTAATGGTACGCCGATCGCTTTAGGGATTCAAGACCTTTGGAGCCAATATGAGTTTTTAGACCCTAACATCATTGGCATGGGGGATTATTGGGCATTTAAAACCCAATATATTGTGATGGGGGGGTATGAGAACAAGCAAATCGTTGGCGTGAAAAACGTCGAGGAGTTGATGAACAATATCATCCCATACACGTGTGAAGTCGGTAAAGAGGTGCTAAACCTACCACCTAAGATTCCGATGGAGCGTATAGTTACGATAACCGCCGAACAGCGCCGTTTACTTCGTATCGTGGTCAGGGGGGCCGATGCAGACCCTAACGCCCCACATATAAAAGTGGACAATGTTCTTGAGAAGATATTGCGGTGCCGCCAAATTATTGGTGGCTGGCTTCCTAAGAGTACGATCACATGGAAAGAGATTGATGGGGTGCCGGTTGAAGAGACGCACACCGAGCTTATTCCGCTCGCAGAAAATCCGAAGCTTGAAAGCCTGCTAGAAATCATCGAAGATAATTATGCTGGAAGCAAATTCATCATCTGGTCCAATTTCGTTCACGAAATTGAAGCTATCCAAAACGCCCTGCGTGAAAAATACGGCGAGCACTCGGTAGAGTGTTATTACGGAAGCACAGAGATGGGGCGCCGATCTGAAATCGAAGACCGGTACTGTAACGACTCTACACTACACTTTTTTGTCGGTAACCCGACTGCGGCTGGGCTTGGTCTTACTCTCATATCAGGCCAAAACGACGTCATGGTGTACTATAGTGGCACCAACGCTTTTATTGATCGAGCACAATCGGAAGACCGAGCCCACCGCATCGGGCAGAAAAATTCTGTTGCGGTCGTGGACATAATTGCGGAAGGGACAGTAGACGAGATTATCGTGGCCTCGATTCGTGAAAAGACGGATGTTGAGACGTACGTTTACAGCCGAATAAAGGCGGGCATCAAGCTCGACGACATGCTGATGGGGGCTGGTGCGTGACCCCGTGCTGTGGTATACTAGAGATTTAGAGATAGTTGATAGGGTAAAAATGTCAATAGTATACATCATTAAAGAACAGATGGTTCGCAACGACATAGGCACGTCCCCCATGGATTACAGCGCGGCCATGGAGTACGGCGATATTGAGTTTATCACTTCTCATGACATGCCGATTTACAGTCGTTCGCTAGTTCAAGCGGCATGGAGCCGTGATGTCATGGGGTTCGTGAATAAATACGACCCAGAGTGTGATTTCATCGTTACTACTGGCCAGCCAATCGCCATATTTGCAGTAGGGTGGATGCTTGGTCGCTCGAATAAAATCCCCCGTTTTCTCGTATGGCGGCGCGAGGAAAACCGGTATCGTCCTGTTAATTTTGACGGTTCGATGCCTGCCGATATGGTCGCTGGTTTTAAATAGGATATCGAAATGGACATGCAAGATTTGCGGGCGTTATGTACCCGAATGAAACTTCTGCAAGAGCAGAAAGAAAAAGCCGAAGAAGCATTATCTGCACTCAATGCAGATTACAATGATCTTCGGCTATATAAAATCCCTGAAATGATGGAAGCGTTAGGGCTTAAGAATGCTACTTTCGAGGGCATGGGGCGCGTTCAGCTTGCCTCTGACCTCTATGCTTCTACTCGTACGGGGCAAAAAGAGGCCGCGATGACTTGGCTCAGGGATTGCGGATATGCGGATATGATCACAGAGACATACAACGCAAGTAGCATCAAAGGGCTGTTTCGCCGCATGATCGCCGAAGGTACTGAAATCCCTGAGGAGATTTTTAATGTCTCTCCGTTTGTTCGTGCTAGCATCGTTAATTAGTTCCTCCACCCCTGCTATCCTGTATTAGGGCGCAGCAGCAGGGTTTTTAACCGCCCGCAAAGGAAATGAAATGGCCACAGCTAAAAAAGGTAACGAAGTTGCAGTAGAAAAATCTGGCGCGCTCCTGTTTGCACAGGAAAGCCCGGAGTACATCAAGAAAGGTGCGGGCCGTGGGTCTGAAGAAGTCACCACCACCGACATGGTATTGCCACGGCTAGAGATAGTGCAAGCTCTATCTCCCATCAAGGAGGTAGACCCTGGTGTTAAAGATGGTCAACTGTTTAATAGTGTGACCCAAGAAATCATCGGCGATTTCTGTTACTTTGTGCCGGTATACTACCGCATGGAGTACCTCGTATGGAAGGACGCTGATCAGGGCGGTGGCTTTTTCGGGTCACATGCCACTGAGGCGGACGCTCAGGCTCGTGTGTCCCAAGAGGTTCAAGGCGGTGAAAACCCCGATCATCTTGAGATCGTGGACACCCCAGTCCAATACGGGTTGCGTATCTTAGAGGACGGCTCCTATGAGCAGATCGTGATATCTATGGCTAAAACAAAGGCCAAAGTGTCGCGCAAGTGGAACGCTATGATCAGTATTGCTGGCGGCGATAGGTTCTCTCGTGTATACAAAATCAGCACGTTCCGCGACGAAAACAAGAAGGGACAAAAGTTCCATAACTACGTAGTCCAGCCTGCAGGGTTCACACCGAAAGATGTATATGAAGCGGCAGAAGTCGCGTACAATATATTCAAGTCTCAAGAGTTTCGCGTTGCCCACGAGACGGTCAGTACCGCAGATACAGGCACGACTGATCGCGGCGATATTTAACGCTTTCTCCTTCCCCGGTATGCTTTTTGGTTGCCGCCGGGGTTTACCCCCACCTTTCGGGGTGGGGGGTTTTTATAGCTTAATAGAATGACATTTCCCAATCTTTCGGCAGTTCGCGTTATCGGGTTAGACTATGAGACCACTGGTCTTAAGTATTGGGACCCAGATTTCCGTGTTTTAGGTGTCGGTATCGCAACAATGGATTCCCGTTGGTATTTCGATCTGCGCAGCACGCCAGGATTGATAGACTGGCTTCAAAGCACGCTGAAAGATAAGCGCGTTGCAGCGCAAAACGCGCAGTATGATTACCAGTGTACCCGTGTTCTCGGGATTGATCCTCGTGATTCCAAGTGGTGGTGTACAATGGTAAATGAATGCCTTATCGATGAGCACCAGCTAAAATATGACCTTGCTTCGATCGCTGACTATCACATGATTGAGTCCCAAAAATCCGCACTGCTGGAGCAGATACGCATCGAGATGGGGTACGCGGACGCACGAGAGGTACTGCGGCGGGCTGCTGAGATTCCGGCGGCCATACTAGCCCCGTACGGCGCATCAGATGCTTTCGATGCCATTCGGATATACGACAAACAGGTTTGCGAGATTGAACGTCAAGACCTACACGCTGTATCAGAGCTTGAGGCGCGCCTGTTGCCCGTTTTGGCCGACATGTCTTGGGGGGGAGTTCGGGTTGACTTAGAAGCCGCGCATACCGCGATCCCTCGACTTGATGAGCGAGAGCAAATCCTACAAAGAGAAATTAACGATATCACAGGAACCAAGTTTAACGTTAATTCATCACCACAGGTGCGAGCGTTTTTTAATCCGAAGCCTATCAATAAGTTTCAGTGGCGCCTTATCGACGGAACTATTGTCGGCCCCACGAAAACCGGCGGGGGTCCTTCGCTCGACCAGAGTGCCATGCGTGAAATTAAGCATCCATTGGCCGCGAAAATATTGGCACTACGGAAGACGATCAAGCTTCGTGATACTTTTGTTCGCGGTCACATCCTCGGTAGCGCAGACGCTGATGGGTATGTCCACACCCAGTTCAATCAAACACGCAATGACGCGGACGCGGGGACTGTTACCGGGCGACTTTCATCCACCGACCCGGCTCTTCAACAGATTCCAAAGCGCGACAGAGAAAACGCCGCAGTATTGCGCGCCATGTTCCTCCCCGATCGTGGTGACGAGTGGTTTTGTGCAGATTACAGTCAAGTAGATTTTCGCTGCGGGGCACATTTGCAAAATGACCCATCCATCATCGCCGCGTATATTGAAAACCCCGGACTCGATTATCACCAAGTCGTCAGTGATATGACGGGCATTCCTCGAAACCCACCTTACGCAGGGGCACCTAATACTAAACAAGTAAATTTAGGGTTGTCGTTCGGGGCGGGACAAGGCAAATTGGCATTCATGATGGGGATGCCTTATAGCGTCAAAGAGTACAAGGGTAAAATGACATATGTAGCTGGGCCAGAGGCTGTGGCGGTGTTCGAAATGTACCATAAACGATTACCTGCCGTAAAAAGCTTCATGAAAAAAGCTGAGAGTATAGCTAGGGAGACTGGATTTGTTAAAACTCAAATAGGGCGGCGGCTTCGTTTTCCCCGGGGAGTGGGAACGCATAAAGCAGCAGGATTACTTTACCAGGCATATGCAGCGGATCTCCACAAGCAAGGATTGATCAATACTGACGCTGCGATTCGCGAGGGGAAACTTCCGGCCCGTCTAATGGTCAGTGTTCACGACGAGATCGGCGTGTCTATGGCTCGCGATGAGGAAGTCAAGGCTCGCATCATGCATGAATACACAGATTTCAATTCGGATTTTTCCCCCATCCGAATGAGAGTGCCAATCACCGCGTCTGGTGAGTATGGTATCAATTGGTGGGAAGCCAGTAAGTAGGAGCAATCATGCCACATCAAATTGATATGGTCATGGATTTCCAGTTCGGTAGCACCGGCAAGGGGTCCATTTGTGGGTATTTAGCGAAACGGGAAAAATATGACGTCGCGGTTTGTGCTTTTGCGACTAACGCCGGGCACACTTATATCGATAAACAACGCGGAATCCATGTGATGACGCAACAGTTACCAACTGCGCTTACTTCACCTACTGTTCACACTTTGATGATCGGGCCAGGTGCAGCCATCCACATTGAAACACTTCGCGATGAATTACACCGGTACAGCAGTATCATCGGCGATAAGCGGATCATGATCCACCCCCACGCCGCCGTGGTTGAAGACTACCACGCTACTTATGAATTAGTAGATGGACGAACTAAAATGGGATCAACAGCTAAAGGAGTGGGTGAGGCCTACATCGAGCGCATGCGCCGCAGTACGGGGGACAGCAACATAATCCAAAACCGAGTTAGTTACTCAGACCCGATTGCCGCCTATATCACTACCCCTGAAAAGTACCGAGATGCGTTGTATGCCGCCAATGCTGTGCTGATTGAGGGGGCACAAGGATTCGGACTATCGATGTACCATGGGTTTTACCCGTACGTTACTTCGCGGGATGTTACTCCATGGCAAGTTGCAGCCGATTGTGGGATTCCTTTTCAATGGGCGCCGTACATCATGCCGATCGGGACGCTGCGCACGTTTCCTATTCGTGTCAGTAACCGGGATGGTTCATCGGGACCCGGATATTGCGATCAGCGTGAAATGAAATGGGAGGAATTAGGGATAGAGCCGGAATTAACCACCGTGACTAAGCTTCCACGCCGGATTTTCACATTTAGTCAGGATCAGCTTACTCAGGCCCATTTCCATTGCGGTGGATATTGGCGCACTCGTCTATTTTTAAATTTCGCCAATTATGTCAACACTAGAAGAGAGCTTCGGACGTTAATCGAAGAAATCGAACGACACCAACATCTCAGGCTTAACCCCCCCAAAGTTGAATGGATCGGGTACGGTCCTGATGACAGAGATGTCATAACCCGTGCTGAATGGGAGAAAGCATGAAAGACGCGCATGACACGGTAACTCTTGAAATGGATATAGGGTGGACTATAGACCACCTTGCCGCCTATGTGTTTCAATGGGCATCTTCCGTTTTCCCCGATCGCACGGACAGCAGTATGTTCATCAAGATTTTTGAAGAATTGGCTGAAGTGATTCGCTCTGATGGTGACGCTTTGGAAGTTGCAGATCTGTTTATCATGCTGCTTGACTACGCCAAACGTAAAAACATCAACATCGAAGAAGCGGTACGCCACAAATTAAGCATTAATAGGGACCGCAATTGGCGAATTAACGCTAACGGCACGATGAGTCACTATAACTCGGAGAAATAACATGACACACCCATTCTATGTGAACCCCAACGGAGATCTTCACATCGAAGCTATCGTTCGGGCGCAGGCTGTGAAGCGTTGGCATATGATCGATACTACTCGGATGCAATCGGTCGCGGAGCATTCAGCGAATGTGGCCATGCTAATGTATTATATCAGCCATCACGCTCCGCAGGCGTATTTTGGTTCCCCAGCGGGCGCGGCGCTTTCTGGATTGCTGCACGACATATCTGAGGCATTCACCGGGGATATCCCCGGACATACGAAGCGCGAGCTGCAAGGGATCGACGAGCTGGAGTCTCGTCTGACACCCCCCACATTAACTTATAAAGTTTCTGATTCGGTAGGTTTGCTCATGAAACTGTGTGATTTAGCCGACGGAGTGCGGTTCATCTCGGCCCATGGGGTTGGCACGGATGCTGGCTGGGCTCGTGATTGTTTGATTAAGAAATTAAATGACAAGAAAGCCCAAGCTACAGCAGAATGGCCTCAAGTGGTATATAACAGTGTGGTCGCTAAGATAGATAATTACATATGGGGCTCGGCATGAATAAATTAGAGTTAGAATTTCGCAGGGAGTTGGTCGAAAAAATGGGAGGGACATGGACCCCTACGATTCATGTGGAGAATCGTCTGAACCCGGGAGTTCCCGATATGTCGTACGTGATGACCCATTTAGGGTGTGAAACAGGGTGGCTTGAGTTAAAGGCTTACAGACTAGCGAGCGATAAGAGGGTGTCGATCAAGGTAGAACGTGGGCAACATGAGTGGATGGCAGCGCACGCTTACCGGGTTCCGGCGCATTTTTTGATTTCAATAGGAGAGTGGTGTTATTTGCTGCATGGGCGGCACCACCGTAGGTTAGCCGAAACACTTCGCCTTGAAAATGATTTTGTGCCCCTCGCTATGTCTATGTTTCATCGCAGTGATATTCGGGCGACACTGCCCGCAGCACTAATAGCTAACACTAATAGGAGGCGCAATGACTAAGTTTGACCCGTATAAAGGGGCAAAGCCAGTTACAGAGATCAAGGCCGTACTCGATCTGATCCATGACCCTGGTGAGGTGTTTGAAATCCGCATCCCTAAAACCAAAGCGGGGACTATCAGCGGGTATTTTGATGATACGGGTAAGGCGGCAATATATGTCGCCAATAACTCCGGTAGACACCCCGCCATCTATGCCACAGTTAATCCAGTTCAGCCAGAGTTATTGGCGCGGATGGAGAACAAGTTAGCCATATCCCAAGTTACAACGACAGATGCCGAGATTATCCGCCGCCGCTGGTTTTTGTTGGACTTCGACCCAATCCGCCCGCCCGGGATTTCATCGACCGATGCTGAAATGGCTGAGGCAAAAAGTCGCGCTGAGCAAGTAGAAGAGTGGTTATCTAGCATTGGGTGGCCCGCCCCCATCCATGCGAGCTCTGGTAATGGCTGGCATTTGATGTATCGGGTGGATCAACCAAATGATGATTTAACGCGAGTCAATTTTGAATTCGCGACTAAGATGTTATCATCTATTTTTACTGACCAAAAGGTATCGATAGATGTGGCGGTTTTCAATGCGTCTCGTGTGTGGAAAGTGTACGGCACTTTAAGCATGAAAGGGTCTTCGACTGAAGAGCGCCCACACCGTGTCGCCCATTTAGTAAAAGTCCCGGATGAGCGAGGTATTGTAACTGGCGATCAGATTGATAATGTGGCCCGCCCCCTGCGGGATGCCAAATCTGAAGAATTTAAAGACATGACCGGCGAATTTATCGCGGACATGGTTAAGTGGTTATCCGATCGCGGGCAGACTGTAATCAGCGGCCCCCGTCCAATGTTCGGCAACGAGGGCCAAAAATGGATCATATCGAAATGTCCATTCGACGCAAACCACGGATCACCGATGGTGGGGCTCGTGAACAACCGCCCTGTATACCGGTGTTTGCACAACTCATGCTCGCCGTACCGATGGAAAGAATACCGAGAAAAAATCGACCCGACATATAAAGACCCTGACACAGTATTCATGCGTTTAAAAGAATGGTGCCATGGAGAAGCCGAAAATGTCGATTTAGAGTTATTGCAATCTGCCGGGCAGCTAGGCAAAAAATTACCCGGCGTTTTAAAAAAGTTAGCTAAAGAGGCCCCCCGCGCCCGCGTAGCACTTCTAGAACAAGAGGTCAAAGCATCTCGCCGCCAATTCATAAGGGAAACAGTCGGCGAGAACAGTGAGAGGGGCAACATCGTCGGATTGATTAACCGTACTCGGGTCATGCAAGAAGATGGCGGGGTCCCGATGTATTGGATCGCTGATTATGATCACCGGATTCGGGTCGGACCAGTGGGGGATGTAGAATGCTCTCGTGCCACTGATGCGGATGAGATCGCATTAATGGTGAAGTTTCACAGTGCGGGTGATTCTTGGGTTAAACAAACGCACACATCCCAAATCATCAAACATCTAGCAGAAGAATACCGGGTGAACCCGCTTAAAGTATTTCTAAAGAAAAAACGCTGGGACGGCACAAAACGCTTAGACACTTGGCTTCCCCATTACATGGGCACCAAAGATGACGAGTATACGCGGGCGATCGGACGAAAATGGATGATAAGTGCTGTGGCACGGGCCATGGAGCCTGGGTGCCAAGCCGACCACATGTTGATTTTTGAGGGCAAACAGGGCGTAGGTAAATCCCGCGCCGCTCGAATTCTTGGCGGCCAATTTTATGTTGAATACTCTGGCGGCGTTACCGGTTACTCTGCCGAAAGAGATCTGGTAGCGACAATCGTCGGTAAAATGGTGATCGAAATGTCAGAGTTGGCCACGATGCGCCGTGCCGATGTTGAATCGCTCAAATCTATGTTGACCAAGTGCACGGACGACGTACGACTTAGCTATGAACGAGACTCGAAGCCATACCCTCGGACCTGTGTATTTATCGGTACGACCAATGAAACTAAAGGGTCTTACATCGCTGATGAAAGCGGCGCGCGGCGTTTCTGGCCTTGCGTGGTAGGCGAATTCGGACCTGTACGCACTGACCTGTTATCCCAAGACGTGGATCAGTTATGGGCTGAAGCCACAGAAGCGTTCATGGATGGCGAAAATTGGTATGACGTACCAATTTTCGCCACGCTCAAGGAACAATCCGATCGGCAGATGCTGCTTGAAGACTCTGACCCATGGTACATTCGTGTTAGAAACGCTTTAACTGACCCGGACAGCTATAGTGAAGTGTTCCATACCCATGATGAGTACCATAATGGTCAAAGTACTGGCCAATTTGTGGTCCGGGCAGGACCGATCAATACGATTTTAGGGATCACTTTAGGTATAGATACATCACGGCAGACGACTCTTGATTCGAATCGGGTAAGAAAGATTCTGATGAGTATAGGGTTCAAGAAAGTCCGCCCTAGTAAAGGGTGGATGGGATCAACATACGCCTATGATCTTCCCCGTGAAGCACAGCCACACCTGTGGCCTGCCATCATCGCGGCCAAGGGCGCGGTAAAGTTTCCGAAATACGATTCCGAGAAAAATTGATCATTTGTGGGTAGTGGCCGCAACGCCGTTGATTTTCTCAACAGTCCGCAAACCCCCCATCCCGAGCAGTCCGCACAACAACGGCAGCATTTCAGACAGATCCGCCGGTTTGACCGGCAATGGGTGACCAAAATAAGTGGCGAGCGCAACTACTATCGGTAGCCCGACCCAGTTCCAAGCGCAACCCATACCGCAAACCCATCCCACGAATGGTCGCCACCCCGATACGAAAACACTCGGGTTTTTCGCTTCTTCTTTATTCGCGTCAATTTGACCTTGAATCACCATTATGGCGGCAGCGAGTTGCTGTTTTTCCTGTTCTGATTTGTCCGGCCAAATCTTATTTATTACCGTATTGGCCAAATCAGCAATTGATCCTATCCCCGTTAAATCAGCCATATGCTTTTACTCCATTTCTGTCGATAATTAATGTTTGCCGCGCTGCCCCATTGAAAGCGACGTGAACCCATCGATCGAATTCACGAATCAATTGTTGGTATTTAACTTGAGACTGAATGACAGCTTTCATCACCTCGTCTACTGTCCCGAAAGCGGGGCATGTAAAGTCTACTGCTAATCCAAGTAAATGAACACTAGTAGGCTTGGATCTGATTGCTTTATTCAATTTCGGGCATCGATACCATGAAGACACTAAAATAGGTTTATTACCTAGCACCTGCCGTATCTGTTCCATGCCGTACGCCGCTTGCTCGACATTCACTAACAAGTCCGAGGGCACGCTATTATCGATCCCTAATCGCGCCGCCGTTTGGCTGTTTGTGACTTCATCGAAAGTAAAATTGGGTCCCATATATTATTCAGCCAAAGTATTCTGGTTATTGCGATTGGCGTCTACCATAGCGTTTTTACCCGCTAAACTGGTTGAAGTAGCTAGCGACGTCTTCGACAATCCCCATTTACTGGGGTCAGACGCCCAGCTAGCGACTTTGCGCCGGTGTTCTGGAGGGAGGTTTTTAAGTAGATCTTCAAGGCCTTTTGCAGTTCGAGACGCTTTGGCGATTTCTAACATAGTTTCGCGACCAAGTTTTCTTTCAGCGGCTTCGATCGCTTCATTGATCGCGATAGTTTTATACCCAAGAGCCCAAGGCAAACGAAATTTTGAGGTGTTGGCCTCAAGTAATTCCAACAGTGCGGTCCGGCCTTGACTAGCCTCTTCTGCGGATTTGGCACCGCGTTCAATAGTTGTAGCCTGCTTTTTTAACACGGCCATCGTTTCTTCCGCTAACTCTTGCCCGATATCATAGTTACCTTTACCGAGAAATTTTTCGACCGTACCTACAGACTCGCCTTTGACCAATTTTACGAAATCTTCTGGAGATTCTTTAAACAAGCGTTGCGCTTCGCCGGTTAATTTGGTTTTGGCAATTTCTTGCGCTGATTCACTGTATTTGGCCAAATATCGTTTATAACCTTCACCCCCCGCTTCCTCAATGGCGTCTATGATTACTGGTTTAATTTTTGACATGACCAGCGTCGTGGCTTGTTTTTGAGCAGTGGGATCACCTTTATGTAGGCTGTTGATCGCGGCGTTGACCGAATTTTTACGGATAGCGTCAAGAGCGCGGGCATCGATCGCACCTGTACTTGTTACCCATGTTTTGATATCAGCAGATAAGCGCTTTACTGCCGCCCTCATATCCGCATTGCCCGCTAACTCGGGATCTCTAAGGATGTTTTCAACGTTAGCGATTAACGACTCTGATTTCAATGGTGCGGCGCCAGTGTGTGAGGATTTTGCAGTCCTATTAGCGAGTTTAACTGATTCAGACGCTTTTGTACCGGGAAAAACGACAGTCGCATAGTCCATTGCTTTAGTGCCATAACCTATATCACCCAAAACAGCATGGTCGTACCCCTTCGATCGAAGAGATTCAACTAACTGTTTCACTGGCCCGTCCCCGTGAATCTCAGAATCGAATATTGATGCCGGGGTCCCAGCGTTCGGGTCAATGCCGAACCGTTGAGCTTCTTTCTCAATTACATCCTGTGGTGCTTTATTAACTAACTGGGCTTCAAATTCAGATAATTTAGCCCCTTTGATCCCTCGTCCTGCCGCCGCTTTAGCGTAACTATTAGCAAAAGTTTTGTCCCACGACAGATATAGAGGGCGTGTTAACTCACCGCCGGTATATGACCCCCCGTGGTAATATAATGCATTGGCTTCCTGGCCGGCGTTGATTTGACCCATGTTGGCCTGAAATAACGCGTTATTTTTGACCGGCTCTAGAGCGGCGCGCGCTTCCTTTTTGGCGGCTTCAGTCGCGGCCCGGGCTTCTGTCGCTGTGACCCCGCCGGACAATTGTACTAAAGCATTTGCCCCACTCTCTGTTTGAGCGGCAGTCACACCAGGGACCTTACCGCCAAAATAATGCGGGTCGTAAGTCATGGCTCGTTTAACAAGTGCTTGTGCGGTCGGATTGCGAGAACCAGCCAACGCTTGGGCGCCTGTTAACCCTTCTGGCGCAGTCCGTAACGCGTTCAAAGCGTCTTCCATATGGCCTTCAACCGATTGAGCAGCCAATTTAGCGGCTTTCGCACGGGGGCGATCGCGCCACCATTTGACACCGCCAGCGATCGCCCCCCCCAGCGCTTGTCCACCTGCTTCCCACGCTGCACCTTCTGCGATGTTCTTCAATGGCTCAGTGACATTCTCCATGCCTTGCCGAGATTGCTTCCACCCCATTGCAGTATCCAGATATTCTAGCATTTCTTTCGAGATTCCGTATCCTAGCCCTGCACCCCCGACGGCCCCAGCGACGGCTCCTGGGGGGCCTCCGAGCAGCGCTCCACTGCTCGCCCCTACTACCCCGCCGCCCACACTTCCGAGCATTTCGATCGTAGGCCCCACGACATTTCGGATTTGGCGCCCAATAGACACTTCTGACTGATGGGGGATGGCCTTTCCTTTGAGATACGCATCTGGGTCAAACGCAGTTGATGTAGAGGTTTTCCCTTTGAG